TAGTGTAATAATATATCTTGGTACTGCTTTGTTTTCAAAGTAATCAATATTATATTGACCAGCAAGTTGATCTCCAATTAAAGATGGAAGCGCTGCAATAATATCTGGAATTCCATAGTATGTATTTAGTGGCGAATATTGTTTAAAATGAATAATCTCATTTGGTCTTGTATCAGTTGTAATTGGGTTTTGATTCTTTGCCCCAAAGTTTCTAAAGTAAATAACTGATGGTCCAATAATCTGAACATATCCATCCCTTAGTCTGCGAACACGCATTGTTGTTGAAGGTATATGACCAATATATCCAATTTCTCCAGTAACAGTTCTACCAATTTCCATATAACCATTACCAGTTGCTTGCATATCTACATAAATTTTTTCCATTGTTTTTGTAAAACTATCGTCATCATTTAAACTTTCTAGCCAGTCACGCATTTCAATTTTTGCACGTTCAATTCGTTTTCTAGCACGACCCAAAGCCATCTCGTCTTCAACATTTTCTAACTTAAGCATAGTTCTTGATCCAACAACAAAGTCATATCCAAGACCAACAACATTTTCTACTTTTGCATCAATAGCAGCATGGTTTGCAAAAGATGTATCATAATAGTTTGCTAATTCATAAAGATTATATGGTGGTGTAATAACATCAAATAGACCATAGCCATTTCTGATAACAGCGCCTGGATTAATAGCCTTTGACTTAGCATTATCAATTCCAGAAGGACTGGAATTTGCACTATTTAAATAGTTTTGAGTTGTATCAACCTTATTTAAATTTCTTACAGTACGGCGTTTAAAATTTTGATCTAGATTTGTTAAGCCTTTTAGTTCGTCCCAAGACTTATTGAATGGATCATTTTTCTTAAATTCATCTGCTTTTTCGATTGCATCACTAATTGATGCTCCAACAATATAATCTTCCATTATTCTTCTCCATGTACCTTTAATGTTTGTTGTGCGTCATAAACAGCACCAAGATCGTTCATGTTTGGAATTAACCCTTCACGCATTCTAGATAGTTGCTCTGTATATTCCATCTCACTAACCCTCTTAATTCCTGGATGAAACTGAGCATGACCACCTTCGCATCCATAGTACTCTGCTGCTCTCTTTAGTTCTGCCATTTTAGCAAGATCGCCCTTACGTGCTGGAATATTTAAAAGGTTTCCATGACCATCACCAAAGGCTTTTCCATTTGGCTTAATCCATATATACATGCCCCAGTCGTAGCCCTTTTCAATTAATTTCATCTTAGACTTGCCGACTTTTTCTTTTTTAGGCTGATTCATAACCACAAGTATACCATATTATGCTGGAGTTATAATATAACTTTGCCAAGATACGTCTGAATATGATCTTAAACTATCTGTTTTAAGGTTAAATTCAACACTTTCATCATCAACAATAACCTTATTGGTTCCAATGTATGACTTATATACCTGTTTTGGATCAACAACAAATAAAACATCTGAAGATTTAATTAAAACATTGTTCCAAGTACCAGAATCTATATCTTCCCAATTATACTGATCTTCTATTTCTTGCCAGGTGTTGAATGTAAATCTTTGAAGAATTTGCGTATTAGTACCCTGATAAACAGAAATATTATTAAACATCATTAAATATTTTAGATTTATTTTACCATTGTACTGGTTAAAACTTAATGCAGAATCAAAGGACATGCCTAAGACATACCACTCTTGGATATTGATTACTGGTTGTCGTACTGCCTTGCCATTTAGATAATAAGAAAGACCTATAAACTCTGATGATGTTGATCTTAGTTTTGCAAAAATTACACCTCTTTGTCCATCTGATGAGTGTGCTTTAACATAAAAATCTAAAATATCATTGGCATAATCTATTTCAAAAATTTTAACTGGCGTTTCTGGAAATGCATATAAATCACATCTAGTAAACATTTGTATTGCGCTTGCAGAAAACGATAAAGTATTTGTAGATGAAACTGGAATCGATATACCTCTTTCTGCATCATTAGTTCCATTTCTTAATTCTATTCCGCTTTTTCTAGTCAAGTAAAGATATGGAAGAGTTTCTTTATCAATAATAATTGGATTTTTTCCTTTGTAGTCATTATAGAATCCAACCTTTTTAAATGGAGCAATGTCTGTTCCATACCTTGTTCCAATAACAGTATTTTGATTATACTTTAATGATCTTGCAGCAAACTCTAACTTTCTTATAAATGCTTGTTTTTTAAGTACGCTTTTAATTTTAAAATTAATAAAATATATCATAGATATTAGGTCAAAACTTATACTTTTATCTGGATAAATTAAATAGCCATCAATAACTTCAAATCTTTTGTCTGTCCATGTAGTTGTATTTAAATCAATGATTCTAGAATGTTTTGCAGACACATCGGTATATTCTAAATCTGGTTTAGCAACTCCACTTGTTGTATAGTCAAAAGCAACATAAGATCTAATATCGCTATCTGATGTTTGATATTCATTTGATAATGAAGAATTAACCCAATAACTTTGTCCAGTTGATGGTACATCTGATGGTGATGGATAGTCAATATTAAATTGAATAAAATCTAAGTCATTAACTGTATTACCATTTAAATCAAAAATTTGTGATGTTAAAGCATCTAATGGCAAATAATCTCTCCAATATCCAGCAACTGAAATATCTAAATAATAAGATCCATATTCATTAAATGGCAACAATGTATAACTAGCGATATGTGGCAAAAGGGATGAATACACATTTATTGATGCAAGACCATTTGAATTAAAATGATGAGATATCTCTAAAGAATTTTTTGTTGTTGCTATACCAAATGTATATATTTTTCCAGTAAACTTTTTATTAGATGGATCATTTCCTACATACATTTTTAATAATGATCTGCTTGAAAAGAAATCTGATAAACCAATAATTGTTGTATTTTGTAATAATAAATCAATATTAATTCCAGCAACTAGTTCTGCTTCTGGTATTGCATAAGAGGCAATCGTTGTTTCTGTGCCATTGTAGCAAAAAATATAGTTTATATTTGCATTACCATTTTGTCTTCTAACCTTAAAATAATTATTTGCATCCTTAAATAAATGAATTAATGTTTGTTCGGTTGAATCTGTAAACTCAAAAATTCCATAAATTGAATTTATTGTTGATGGAATAAAAGCAAAGTTGTTAAAATATATAGAAGACTGTATTGTATTCCAAGATGAGTTTGGATTTAAAGAAAAGAATAACTCTCCATCGTCTTGTATTGCTGCACAATCAGTTTGTAATTCTAAAAATGTTTTTGTTCCTAAATTAAAAGTTGGTAAAGAATATTGTGGTGTTGTTAGGGTTGTTCCTGATACAACAAGATTGTCTAAATCTGCCTGATCCCATGAAAGATTTAATGGATATGTCTTATTATTGTTATATTTAGAAAAAGAATAATCTATTTCTACTGGTGTTCCTCCATAATAACTGTCAATAATTTCTGAATTTAATGGAACTCCTTGACCATAAACATAATGAATTTTGGCTACCTGTGTTGAAAGTCCATAAGAAAATATAGCAAATGATCCTAATATAATTGGGTCGACAACATTATCCTTATAAGCATAAAATGCTAACCAGTCATTACCTCTTTCGTCTTCAGAGAACTCTGGCGGTAAAGATAGTTCACTTGTTATTAATGATAATTGACCAACTTGTTCACCATTAACCAATAAGAAAGCATTATCTTTAATTAACTTAATATGTATAAGCATTGGCCTAAACCATTCACCAACATAATGAGAAATAAAATTAGTTCCTATTTTTAATGTTAAAAATCCATTGTCAACAAATAACCCATCTGTAGATTTAATTGGTCCAAAAATTCTTTTTGGTGTTTTAGCATTTGAATCAATGTTTACCCAAAACTCTACAGTATATTCTTGATTTCTTCCTATTTCATTTAAAAATCCATATCCAGGAAAAATTATTGAAGGCTTTGCATTAGTAATTTGCTCTTCTTCAGTTAAATTTAATACATTATTCCAAGTTCCGTTGTTTTCCCAATACTGCCAATCTTCATCATTAACTGCAGACCACTCTCTTGTTGTAACAATTTCTTCATGTGGAATCAATTTAATTGAATTGCCTGACCCATAGGCAAGTGGAATTGCTCCGTCTTTTGCAACTAAAGCATTGCTTTCAACTACATAATATCCATTATTACCTGACAAACCATATGGATCTGCAACAACAACACCGTCAAGTGTTAAATTAATATTATCTCCATTGTACAAATATATTCCAGATGACGCTGGACTTTCTATTGCATTTATTACTTCTTTACCCAAGGATTCTGCATGGTATTCTTCACATAGTTGTCCAAGAGTAAACCCTTGAAAATAAAACTCATAATCCATTTCATCAATACTTACGTTATTTGCATCTATCTTAACTATAATCTGAACATAATCATTTGGATCAATTCCAGTAGGTATATCAAATGTTCCAGAAATAAAAAACCACTTATCTTTAACTGATGTAACAAAGTCATTATAAACTGGTGTTCCACCATCGTACGTATATCCTATTGATATAGAATTTAAGTATTCGCTTGTTGTATATACCCAACAACCTACTGCAAAAGTTCCTATTTCTTGATTTAAATGTGAAAATTTAATCAAGTTGCTAGATGTTATTGTTTCATCATTGGTAGCGTCTGCTAACCTACAATAACTTAGTCCAGAAATATCAAAATCAAATGGTAGTGGTGAAACTAGATCAATATCTCCATCTGTTTCTGGATCATAGACTATAGTGTTTGCAGATGCTGTCCAATCATGCGCTCCAAGAAAATTTCTGCGGTTGCTTCTTAAAAAAGAAATATAGTAAGCCTCGTCATCAAAATGCCAGGTTGCTAAAGGATGCTCTCCATATATTTTTTCAGCATACAAGTTAGAAGGGATAGTCATTTTTCACCTATCCCTATTATATCAGGAACCAGTTTTAATTTCACAATAGTCTGTTGTGCAATACATTTCACCGACAGAATCTAGATTTTCTACACCATCATAAATTGCAGACCAATCAATTTTTGCAATTTGTCCGACATAATTATCATATTCTTCTTGTGTAATTTGTTGATAGGGTTGTTGAGGATACACTGTATTGCCCATTGGCAAGAATGAAACAGCCTTTAGTTGGCCTTCATACATATGAAGTGCTGGAGCAATATGCTTTGTTTCTGAATCTTTATCAAATGACAACGTTACAGAAACACCATTATCAGACCAGTACTTTTGTGTTGTTGCAGCCA